TATGGCCCTTCAATGCCTTCTGCCGCGCGCAATGCAGCTAACCCGAGCATGAAAGATATATCTTCAGTTTTACCCAGTGCGGTATTCCACTGATATTGTTGCAGCCCTTCTTTTCCACCGGGTAGGTATTGTGATATCTGACCACTAACCGGAGAAAACAATTCTGAAGATTTTGTAGGCGCGCCCTTTAAAAATTCCACGGCGAGATCAGCCTGATATTCATATGGATTTGCTGGAACTGGTATAGCCGATTTCATACCCTGATAATGATATTCACTTGCTTTTTCCACAGGTTCTTCAACCGTCTTTGCTAATTCGTTTGCATAATAACGTTTAGCAGTTCCGGTTGCCGATTGTCTTTGTTCTTCAAGAGCATATTTTACTGCATCTTCATATGAACCAAACGGCTGCGTAGTTCCAGCTTTATATGGTTGCGCCATAAGTTCTTTTGCGCGCGATTGTGTTTGTGTATCTCCCAACTGTGATGGATTATAATATCCCGCGCGCGCTGTTGTTCCCACGGGCATCAATTCCATTGCATAAGATGGAGTAATTAAACTACTTGCAGGAGGGGTTGTAACTTCAGTTGGAGTAACAATTTTAGGTGTATATGTCGCTCCGCCTGTTATTTGTTGAAATCCACTGGGTATTAACGTTCCCATTCCTAATTGCACACCCGGTATTTCTGCTGCGCGCGCTGGTGTTACAGGAGATGGTAAAGAAGATATTAGTTCGCCTCCACGTGCGAGTAAATTAGATGTTCCTGATTGTATTTGATTTATAACCGATCCGGCGTTTTGTATTAAATTTCTGGTAATCGGAGAAGAAACAATATTGCTTTCAAATGATGTTATAGGTTGTACCGATGGAGCATTATAAGAAGGAGTATAAGATGGTGTGGTTGTTACCGGTGCCGAAATATATGACACCGGTGCTGAAATTGCTGATTCCACCGCAGAAGGAATTGCTTCAACTGCGCTTACAGCTTGTTGCCCCGCACCACTTATCGCACCGGCAACATTGCTCGCCGCTGTTACTCCAGATGAAGTAATACTTTGAACAGCACTTACCACCGGTGCTGCCGCTGCACTTACGGCTGAAGTAACAGCATTAACAGCATTTGACGCGGCTCCATATATAGTATCAAGAACACTCATATATATCACTTATTTAAAATTTTTGGTGCTACAACCGCCTGCACAAGATAAGCACCAGCACGTTTTGATGTGCCGGGAATAATTACATTATTCAGAACAGGAACATTTATATGCGATTCAACTATTTTTGGGGCTGCAACGGGTGGTAACATATAAATATAAAGTAGATGTTCAAGATAATAAAGGTTTCGGTATAGAAGGAAAAAATAGTATAAAAATTTAACTATATGTTTTCACCAAAACCGGGGAACCAGAAGTATACCCGGTTTTATTAGCCCACACAAAATAAAAATCCGATGAACTTAATCCCGTTACATCGGCAAACCCATTTATATTACTAACCGCAGTAGAAATAGCCAATGTATTAGTATCTTGTGCTGAATAAACCGCGCTGGGTACAGGATTACCATATAAATTATCACGCGTTATTCCAACAATACTCGAACTTGTATAATATGAAGACGCAATTAATGGTATCGTCAAATTAACGGGGCCACTTGCTAATGGAGTAAAAGTATTAACATCTGCACCGTATCCACTCTTTGTAGTAGTAATTGTTATAGGAACACCAAATGTTAACGAAGTGTTTGATATTGTAAATGAACCGTCTGATGCAGAAGTTGTTAGTTGTGTAACTCCATTTTGTGTGGCACTTACTACTGATCCGGATATTGCCGCAGATGTGGAAGCATCGATAACATATCCGACTGGTAAAACCTGTGTTGAAGCAGAATCATATGTAATTTCTACATACCCATATGCACCATTGCCCCCAGAACCGCCTAATATTCCAGCTGGACTTCCGGCACCCCCACCGCCGCCTCCAGCACCATATCCGACTCCTCCAAGTGAGCCAAGTGATGTATATAAAGTAGTTATTCCGGTCAAACCATTTTGGCCAGATGTAGATATTTGATAATTACCATATCCGTTTCCTCCAATTGAGACGTGACTAAGTGATACAGAAATTTGCCCAAGATTAAAATACCAAGATTCATTAGCTGCAACCCCACCTGCTGCTGTATATCCAAGTGCAGAAGAATCGGTTCCGGGATTGCCATAAGTATAATGTGTTATAGAATCATTATACATATAAACACCAATCACCCCAACTCCGGGCATACCTACAATTATTGGATATGTCTGCCCGGGTGTTACAGGAACATTATTTGCAGTTATATATGTACCAGCATTACCACCCGCACCATTACCCCATCCGTAAGATCCCAGTGATGGATTGATTGACCAATAATATCCACCCATTCCACCCGCTCCCCCCCCAATCATTTTGAGAGATGCACTAGTTACATCGGCGGGGCATGTCCACAATACGTTTTGTGTAAACGAAACAGTTTGAGATGCAGCTAACACGGGGGAGATTAAACATATTAATGAAATCAATAATATAATTTTTAACTTCATAATCCTACCCATCCCAATATAGTATCTATAATATTTTTCAAATTACTTTTATTGACTGTAACCATCTCAATTGCAGTATCGGATTTCACCATATATGTATCGTTATCGGGCAGTGATAGCAACAATATTCCGTTTGATGGAACACTTGAAGTGTATAAATATGTTACATTTGTATTTGTCGGCACTGATACAAATTGATCTCCTCCGTAAGTGATACTTACCGTTTGCAATTCATCCGATAAAACTGGCATTACAAAAAATGCGAAGCATATTAGAGATAATGTTATTAATATTTTAACTTTCATTTTTCATCACCTTTATATAAGATAATAGTTTCAAGTATTAAAAGGTTTTGGATTATCCAATATTTTTGAACATACTCATAACGATGCCTGTCACCGATGCAACGAGAGCACCGAAGGCGAGAGGTTGTATTACGACGGGTAATGATACACCGATACCTCCCGAAAATAAGAAAGCGCCAGAGAATAAAAGACCAGTTATTGACGCTAATCTTAAATTAGAGTGAGATAACCACATTGAAATAAAGATCATGAGAAAAATCAAGAAAGACGGAATCGACAAAACCCCCATTGTAGTGTAGGCATATGGGGCCAAAACATCCTGTGGAAAGAAGGCCAAATTAAAATGCGATTGCGACAGATTTGTAAAACTTACACCAAAAGTAGTTGTTGGGAGAGGGGTTATGGTATCTGTAGGAGTTATTGTTATATATGGCGGCGACTGCGCTTTTACCGCGCCCACAATACCAAGCGCGCATATTGTTGAAATAACTTTAGAGATGTAATTTTTTAAATTAAGCATAAGGTTATATATCATTAATAAGTCATTAGATAAATACTTTTCTATCACTTCGTATATTTATCAATAATATCTTTGTGTTCTACTTTATACACTTCATATTCTTCTGGAGATAAATAACATTTCTTTCCCTCTTTTTCTCTTTGTTCAATCAAATCTTCCAAATACTTTATCCAATAGATTTTATCTGTCCCTTCTCTTTTATTCCCGCGCATTTTACCATGCTCTTCCAATGTTAAAAGAACAAATTTATTCGGGTCTCCTTTAATATAATATTTAATTTTCTTTCCTCCATTCACAATCCAAGCATAATACCCATTTGCATCTTCGTCCCAAATGCAGCAGGCTTTCGGTTGCCAATAAACATGATGTCGTTGTAAATGTTTCCCACTATTATCAAATTTATCTTTCCCGGAGATTATACTTTTATAATCATAAGCTGCATCTATTCTAACCCAAAGATTTTTATTCCAAAGTTCGCAATATGGGTATTCTCTTTGTAAATATTTATTTCCATACCAAATACCTTCACCATATCTAGATTTCAATTGACTTTCTAAATATTGTAAACTTCCCTTCGTTTTTTCTAACGTCTTTCTATTATTTTCCAACCAAACCGGGTCTTGTGCTTTCTTCAATGCAGCATTTGCCATCTTTTCTCTATGCGCCGGATCTTCAAATTTCTTTCTGATAGCAAGAGTTAAATGTTCTATATAAATCGGATTAGAACTTCGTTTTTGTGATCCCAATTTTACCTTTTCGTTGCGAACGGGGTCTTGTGTCGATTTCTTATTATTTTCTATCCATGAAGGATCTTTAGATAATTTTTCCATTGCTTTTTTGTGATGATCCTTCCATACCGGATCATTAGAACGCTTTATGGCTGCATTTAATTCAACTTCTTTATACAATGGATTAAGCGCTCGTTTTTGCATGGCGCATTTATTATTTTCTTTCCATAAAGGATCTGTTGCACGCTTCTTTGCAGCGCATTTGGAACATCTATAATCTTCACGTAAAACTCGGAATAGTGATTCATAATCGCTACGTTCTTTACCGCAATCTATACATTTATAAGTTACTTTTTTAACTCTTATATGCGTTCGAGAACAATCATAACATCTATAATTACTTTTATCTACACCATTAAATGATGATGGATAAGCAGTTCTTTCTTTACCACAATCAACACATTTATATGTTATCTTTTTACCAACGTAATCTTTTAATCCAAACTTTATTGCACATATATTACATCGGTAATTAATTTCATTGATGCCTTTAACTTTGAAATAGCAAAGATGATTGGTATATTCTTTCCCGCAATCTACACATTTATAAGTAACTTTCGGCATCTTCAATTCAATCCACTAGATTTACTTTTCCTACCGCGCGTTTCTTTCCTTTCAGAATTATAATATTTTGTCAAACATTTCGGGCATATTCTAGGAATAGTATCTACTTTTCGAGAATTCCATCTATGCCCACATTCCTTACATTCAAAAGTCATATATAAGAATAGAACTTAATAGTATTTATACTTTGATATTAATAAAAAATAATATTTTTCTTAACCCCACGTATCTCCAGTATCGTAAGAAGTTGACCGGCTGGCTTCGTGAAAAAGTCTCACAATTATAAATATTTCACATAAAATAATTAAAACCCAAACAAAAGCCGAAATCCACACAATTTGATCGCCACCCAGTTGAGACCACCAGTAAGGTGGCGTCATGCTTTTGAACAGCGGAATTACCTTCGAAAACAAAGTCCCAAAAATAATCGTATAAATCCCCAATGCTAACGTAACCGCCAGCATAGAAATTCCCGCAATTAACATCCTACCTGCTGAAGTCATTCAATACTCACCTCCTTTCTTTGTGGAAACATTATTGCAACTGAAACAACTATCACGATAAATCCTCCTACCCACATTCCAATCAATGCCCAATCCGTAGCATATATCATTCCAAATATACATAACATAATACCCGGTATCAAAAATATTAAACCTTCCAATTTCATACGTTGCGACCCCTATCCCTTTTAGATTCAACTATCAAATTATATCCAGATGCTATTAAGAATAATATTCCCATCGCATAGAAACAAATTGTCAACAGATGAAATGTATTCATAGAATCTTGCGTAGTTAAACCCAACGAATTTAAATTGTTCATTGTGTTCCCCAACATATCCCATGCTTTGCCTATCGCTATACATATTGTTCCCCATGCAAAAAGGTTTATAATAAATCCTTGTGTTGCTCCAGATGACATAGATTAGAGCCTCCCATCTTGCGGCATCGTCTTCCAGACGTAACGGAACAATGCTAACATATAAATCAACCATATTCCTACTTGAAGTATCCCAACCAGTACAATTGCTTCAGGAGAAGTTGATATCCACGGATATGTTTGATAAAGCACAAGCGCGAAACATGCTACTGATATGAGAAGTTGAACGATCAATACCAAGAGATTCCATCCCATTGAAACAACCGTAGTAAGATAATTAAAAAATTGCCCAAGAATATTATTTGTCCCACTTGTAGTCGCAATATTCGTCAACATAACACTTCCATTAATGGCGCAATTTGTATATGTAACACTTCCATTAACACAATCAGAGGGTGTTGCGATAGTTGATCCAGCATTCACTATTCCCGCTCCAGTAATCAACCCTATTGTAGACTGCATAAGTAGGACAAAAACCAAAATATTAATAAGTGGATCACCTGCTCCGTTAATACCATATAAGAACCGTTTCTTTTCAGTCATATAAAGTATTACAGCGAGCACGGCGCACATTATAATTAATCCCCACTGACCCACTGGGTTTGGAGTTGTGAACCAACCTACATACGCACAAAAAGCCGATATGCCTACACCAATTACACAGAACTGCGCTGATGAAGGTTCATCCGCTACCCATGCGAGCCACATGACTAACGCAATTGAAATAATATTATAATAAAACTTTGCCTGTGATGTGGTTACTCCGGGAACATTCTCTATTCCCAAGTCAATTAAATATCCACCAGCACCAAGCAACGTGGCAGAAGTGCCAGCGGCAACCTGACTAATACTTGTGGCAGATACCGAAGCAACAAATAATGAAACAGTGGATAGGAGTAATCCCATCCTTCTCTTCAACGCCTTCATCATACACTCCTCGTGTAATTTTCCCACGCAATATAGTTCTTACCACGTTCGTTTAATACGGTGTAATTTAACTGATAAATACTTCCAGCGACCGGAGATGTAATATTTGTCATGTATACAGTTGTATTTAAATCCGAATCTTTTAGATAGAAATCAATACGTGTTGTTAGTGCGGTTATATCTTGAAACGACCACCAAAACGTCACGTTCCCAATATCAGGTTCCGTTGCCCAAACCTTCGTATTACCATTGGCATATAAATCATTCCAAATATTATCAGCAGTTGAGGGAACTATAAATTTAAATTGATAATTTGCCTCCTGTGGATAGATATGATAATAATTTGTATTCCCGCCATATGTTACGGTAATATCATAATTTATAGTACCGAGCATTGTAAACACAATGCTTCCAGAGCTATCGGTATTACCACTCATTATCAACGTGCCATTCAATGCCTCATTTGCAACATTAGCATTCATTCCATAATTACTAATTAAATCTGATACACCATTGGGAAGCGTTGTTTGATTGTAATGCGCTGTAACAGATGCACCACTTAACGCATTACCATATACATCTACCATTTGTGCAGAAACTGTTTTTGGAGTGTACCAAGTTGTCGAAACCGATGATGAAACCAATGTCAAATAAATCGTTTGTATCAAATTACCATTAACAAGATAGGTTGCGCGGTTTGTATAATAATTAGTAGCATTCGCTGTAAAAACGTGTTGCCCAGCTGAATAATAACCAGTGAAAACCCCATTTCCGTATGAAGTAAGAGACTTCCCGGTCTCATCCATTATAGCAGCATATGAAATAAGATTTCCGCTATTAGCATCTTTCGCATATAATGTTATATTATATGCATTGGTCAAGATAACATCTTGCCTTCCATTAGCAACAGCGCCGGATGTTGCAACAATATAACTATTCTTTACCATTGAATTTGAGCCATATGCATTTGTTGCTGTCAAATTAACACTATATATTCCAACAGTAGTATATATATGAGTCGGATTTTGCAATGTGGATGTTGACCCATCTCCGAATATCCAATACCACGAAGAAGGTATTTTTGTTGAACTATCGCTAAATACTACAATGAGGGGGATATTACCACTTGTTGGCGTTGCAGAGAAATTAGCAACTGGAGCAGTAGGAGATATTACACTAATATAATTTGATTTTGATAAAGTATTGTTTCCATATGCATTTGAAACCGTCAAGTTTACCGTATAATTTCCCACGGAAGAATATGTATATAACGGATTTTGATTGGTATTTTGATTTCCATCTCCAAATGCCCACTTCCACGATGAGGGTGAATGCGTAGATGTATCAGTAAATTGTACTGATGATCCTGCAAATATAACTAATGGCGAAGCCGTAAATGATGCAACCGGAGATGTAGGTGCAACCTGTAACACTGTAATTGATTTCGTTGTAGTATTTGTAACACTTGTATTCGCAACTAATGACGACGTTAAAGAAACATTATATGTTCCTATAGCACTATATGAATGAACAGGGTTTTGATTATTAGAGGTTCCCCCATCTCCAAAAACCCATTGCCACGAAGTCCAAACAGACGGTTCTCCTAAAGAAGTGTCAGTAAATTGTATTGGATCATTTATTTCAGCAGTTGTTACATTCGATGTAAAATTACTATAAATTGTCCACGCGCCGACTGGCAATAACGTATCATAAAAATTAAAGATTGGATATGTTACAGAATGCTGACCATCGGTAACACTACCCGATGCAAAGTATGTATCAAAATATAAATCGGGGGTATAATTCAAATAAATAACTGGTATATCGACAAGATTTGTTCTATTATTGAATAGTGCAGATATTCCGCCGTTACCACTTCTGGATATAGTAAATGAATCATAACCTTCAATATTATTAGTAGTGACATTACTTAACACAAGATCCGGATAATCTGTAGTATTAACATATGGCGTGCCAGAATTTTCATAAATATTTGGAAAATTAATCGATAGTGAAATGGCAGTTGCATTCGTCAAATTTGTAATCTGAACAGTACGAATATGCGGAGTTGTATTGTAGATTGTTTGTGCATACCCCGGCCATGATTTATATAATAACGTTGCATTGGGATTAATGTTCACATAATTTTGATACAAGTTACCATTGTATGCTGCATATGGAACACTGAAATCGCTAACAAATCTTGGGACACCTTGGGTATACCTGAATTCATCCAAATAGAAACCAAATCTTGTTCCACCTTCATTTGCGCCAATTGTAAATGGATTTGCAGTATCAAGTGCTAATCCTCCAACATACGTTCCACCATTCACCTTAACACCATTTAAGTACACATTCCAATATTGTGAAGTATTGCGAACTAAAACCACGTGCGTCCATGTATTTGTTGGAATTGTAAATGGAGTTGTATAATTAGTTGCTCCATTGCCATACCAGAATGCATACCCATTTTGTGTCGCATTAATGTTAAAGAAGCCCCAACCATTTGATGTCCCGCCGCCCGCATTGCTACTACGGCGAAGAATCGGTTGATTTGCCTGTCCTATTGATGTTATATTAATCCAGAATTCGAGTTCCCCGGCAATCAGTGAACGATCCCATATTGAAGACGACGGAGAGGAAATATAACTACTTGGATTCGCCGCTGGAATATACAAAGATTGTGTTCCAAACTTTTTTGTTGCTGTAGATATTGCTGCATTTCCGGTAGATGCCCATACAACACCCTGCAAATCTATAACCGTTACATTTTCAAATTGTAACCATGATTTAAGCCAGATATCATCATCGGTAGTTAAATTAACTGTTTTCGTTGAAGTGGCATAACTACCGGTAGCATTGGTCACATTCTGCCGAATAGTGTATAGGTTTGCCACAGTATAAATGTGTGATGGGGATTGCAGTGCCGAAGTATAAGTATCCCCAAATGAGTAGTTCCACGTTGTTGCACCCGTAGAATTATCTATAAATGTTAATGGTAATGGATATTGGTATCCGATGGTTTGGTTAGGAGTAAAATCAGATGTAATCGCTGTTACATTGGATGTAACATTAATCCATGTTGATTGTGTGGATAAATTATAACCTTGACTATTTGTAACATTCAACGCGATGCTGAAATTCCCAACCCCGAATATTCCTGTTACATTTTGTAATGTTGACCAGACAGTTCGGGTGTTATTTCCGGCAGCAATCCCCTGATATGACCAATTCCATGTTGTAGGGAAACCAGTTGACGTATCAGTGAATTGCACCGGAAGATAATTTACACCAGTTGTTGCATTTGCTGTAAATGATGATACGGGCACGGGAGTATTAACTGTTATTATAGTAATTGCACTCGTGTTTGAGAGGAGCGCATTATTAGTAAGTGTAAGGTTAACTTGATAAGTTCCTACCACCGGGAATGTATAAATAAAAGAATCTGATACTCCAGAAGCAGTAAAATTCTGCCAGACTTGAGTACCATTATTAATAGACCAATTCTCAAATGTTAGTCCGGGATATGTCCACATTGCAGTATTCTGGAATGAAACCGAGAGTGGTACAAATCCAGATGTTGCATTTGATGAGAATGTTACTGGTAACGGTGAAGATAAAATTTCTTGTGTCTGCGGAAATAATTGTTGTATAGGAATTACAGTATTCCATGCAGCAACTTCGCTAATAAGTCCGTGGAATCCATTTGCCTCCGAGTATCCCCTACCACCAATTGTGGGGCGATTTGCTCCATTTATGTAGGTTGATGTATCTGACCATGTACCGTTAGAAACCCCATTAAGATATTCTGTGGTTGTAGTCCCATTTCTTTCAATAACTGCTTGATATTCTGTATTGGGTTGTAAAATGAAATATGATTTTATTACATCGTTCCCGTTAACATCATATGTTAAATTCCAACCCCCAGACTCCTGTTGGACAATGTAAAGAAGGGGATAATATCCTGTTGTTCCTGTGGGTCGTTGATCCCAAAGGATATCTCCCGTTGTTCTCGTTGTGATGTTAAAATCAACAAGAATGGTAAAATTACCCGATGTTCCCGGCGCCCCCCATGCGAAATCACTTTGTCCGCTAGAAACATTTATATAACTGGTCGGTCCCGTTTGCATTGCGTAATATGGAGATGGTTTCCACGGCACGTATGCGTTTCCTAATGTAGGGTTGGTTCCTGTTATTGAAATTGAATGTCCTTCAAAATCAGTAAACGGAGTAGCATTGTTATATAGTAAAAGTTTAAGATTGTTTTGATAAGTGTCCAAATACGGATCTGACGAGATTACTGTTTTCCAAATTTCATTATCGATTCCACCTACAACATTATAATTATTAGCATTGGCTCCCCCGATTTCATATAAGTTACCATCATTCAGTGTAACCATTTGTCCTTCAACACTTGCAGGATATTTTGAAGTTATTGAAGATACTTTGCTCCACGTTGCCCCCAAATCACGAGAACACCAAAGATCATTATATACTGTTGAACTTCCAAACGTTTCTCCCGCACTCATCCCATCTGTAATATAGATTGAACCATCAGTTGTGTTGGTTGCATCAAACAATCCTCTCCCAGACCACGGAGCATTAGAATTTATCGTTGTCCAAGTTAATCCATGATTAGTTGAAGATTGTACTGTGTTGTCTGCTGGGGAATATCCAAATCCATACCCGCCAATTTTAATTAATGTTCCATTAATAGCAAGCCATTGTGAACCCAACGAATTTGTTCCATATCCACCATTCGTTGTTACCATAGTCCATGCAATATTTCCATCGACAAGTTTCCATACATCTGTAAATGTAGCGGTATTATTCATCCCTCCCATAAGATATGTCGAACTAGTACTTTTATCATAAACGAGACCGGCATTAGTACGCGGAAGCCATGCAGAAGTTACAGATTTCCATGTATATCCTCCATCAAAAGATTCGCTTGATATGGCTATTGGATCGTTAGTATCAACATCTCCCCCCGCAATCATAATCCATGCGCTTGTATTCGAATCCCATACCACTCTTGCCCCATTTAAATCTGGAAATGCAGTCGAATTTGTTTTAATCCAAGAAGTCGCATTATTCGTTCCAACCCATACTCCGCCAGATGCACACGAGCTGCCACAAGCCCCAGATGTTGCATTATATGATCCCCCGACAATCATTATTGCAGTACCGTTTGATCCAGCAGCAAACGACCATTTTGGAAACGGAGCCGATCCGTTTACTTCATTCCACGAATCCCCTAATGCGGCGGATGCTGTACCAATTAGTAATGCAACAATTGCAGAAACAACAAATATCAATAGTAATTTCTTCATCTAACTTCCCACCACCAGTTTTCGAGCCACGGTTGAATTTTTATATCCGGATTTACTACTCCATATGTCATATAACCTTCCAAACATTGGATTATTAATACAATAAAATCTGATTGTATTTACATACTTCATATTACTCTCCCTCTTCGCGCCATACGTTTAACAAACGCCTCGAACCCATAAACACGCCCATCCGCAGCAATACGTATTTCACCAACTCTGTCAAGATGTTCCAAAAAATCGACATCGAACCAAGTGCGTATCATATGCTTTCCCTTTCTTTGTGTATTCTTTTTGGTCATAGTCTTCATTGTTCATAGTTATTACTAATATTTAAACCTTTCCATATTATTTATATATACGTATGGAAAAACCAACAGAAAACTTTATATATTATTAATATTAACATTATTATTAGTATGCCTAGAATTCATGAAAAGGATTTAATACCAGAAGGTTTTTATTGGTGCCTGAAATGCCATTGGGCATGGAAACCACGCGGTATAACTAAACCCGTCGCTTGTCCAGATTGTCAGAGCCGTCTTTGGTCGGGGGAGAAACAACCATGACACGCACAAAACTTTCACTCAAACTCGGAATAACCGGAGGAATAATATGGGGGCTTTTATTTACTGCCTATTATAGTATGCTACCATATATTACTATTTCCCAGTCACAGAGATTTACCTTCGCATGGCAAAGCGCTACAGTATGTTTCATCTTAATGGTTATCATCATTCTTGCACTGCCACATCTCTATAATACAATGAAACGAGGAGCAAATAAACAATGAAATCAATATTCTTAATACTAGTGTTTCTCTTGCTTATTACACCAGTCATAGCAGATAATGTTACTATTATCACCCCCGACCCAACGGTGCCACTTGTTACCAATCCAACACAAGTTCCAACTGGTTATGTTCCTACTCCAACACCGGTCCCCACATCAACCCCCACACCTATTACTACTCCAACACATTTTATTTCGCAAGGAGAATCGGTTTGTGTAAATGATACTATTGATATATCCGGTGTAGTTCCTCCATATCCATATCTCGCTTATTGGAATGGTTATGACATGTATGATTCTAACGCTTCATATATTATTACATTACCTCCATATAAATCCGGATATTATCATTTCTATTTAGATCCAACAATATTTTCCACGAGAATGGGAAAGTGGTATAAATATAATGATATATTTGAAAAAAACGGAAATAATCTTGCATTTGTAGTTTATCCCCAATCGATGAAAAATTCCACAATGCGATATAGTAATGGCACACTCGTTAACATTTCAGAAATGATTTTAAATAATTATACCGGTATAGAAATTCCAATTCACCCCCCTGTGGAAATTAAACACGTTTCAGATTATCTTGTTGCACGCGGAGACCCATTGATAATTAACACAAATACCACTACTAATATCTGGTTATTTGGAAGGGTAGATCAATTATTTGATTTTGAATCAACAAATACTTCAACCGTCGATATATCAAATGATATTTTATCTGGATTTGAACCCGGTAGTTATACTGTAATGATGCAAACACTAGGAAATAAAAGTAACAGTTTCACCGTAAAATATGATTCCGATACACACGAAATTAAATGGTTTAACCCATCATCATTTTCAATAGATAAAATTAATATTAACGGGTGGTCTCCGCAAGTTGTTCTTGATCAATTCCAAAAAATTATTCCGGGAACACTTGATTTATTTAAAACATATAAATTAGAACTACAATCACCTTCGATAGAAATACAAAGTATTTCTGAAACATCTTCTCTAAATTACACTATAGATGAGGCAGGTATCACAGAATATAATACCAATATTAGTTATATAGAAGTAAAAGGTTATACTAATGTAGTTATTGGTTCAACATTAAAATTTATTGTTGACGAAAAACAACAAACTTCCAGAACCCTCTATTCACACACAACAACTGCTGTTGCCGGTGGCAGTAATGATCCCGGTGATATGAGATGGTTTGATGTTCTAATACCGGTAGATAAATATTATTTAGCTCTAGGAGATCATACTGTAACTGCTTATACAAACTTATCAGACGCGGGAACAACATATGTCTTTACATTATATGCTGCACCACAAAATTCTTATGTGCCTCCAAAAACCATTCGTTATATATCCGGGAAATATGGGCCGGAAGAATTTGTTCCAACTCCGACGCCGGTTGTTCAAACTGTTACCGTGCCAGTTCCCGGGCCGACACAGATTGTAATACAGACCGTTACACCTTCTGACGAACAAGTAAAAGCACAGCAAAAAATAATCTCTGATGAAAATATAAAAACGTGGAGCACTAGAATAATTGTTGGTATAATAATCATTGGGGCAGTCTGGTATTTGGTTTCGTTATATTTAAGACGGAGACAATTGGAATGATCGATTATATCCACGCGGCGTCTTATGTTGGAATCATTTCAACACTTATTTATTTAATCCCACTTTGTTATTGGGATATTAAATATCGAAAGATACCAAAATGGTCACTTGTTCCATTAACAATAATTAATGTTCCGTCTTTAATCATCCTTTATACTAATGGACTACCGCTCGCATATATAGCAATATCTTGTCTATTAACAGCATTCTTTATATTTCTGTTTAATAAAAGTTGTTATCGCGGGGCAGATGCACGGTTCCTGATATTAATTTCGTGGTTCTGTGTATTAAATCCGTTAAATCCTGCTGATAGTAGTAACATATTTCAGATTATATTTGTTATAATGCTTGCTTTCACGGCGATAATGTGGATGATATATGTTTATTTCTACAACCGTCGTGTTGGAAATAAGGAATTATCTTTACGAAATAAATTTAATAATTACCCACGCGGTTCTCCGTGGATTATCCCGATTGCCGGGGCAGTTATTTTAACGGCGGTGTTTGCATGAAAAATTTTTGGTATAAATTAGACGCCGCATGGCCACCAATAGTAGCGATTTTAAATCTGGTACTTATTCCTCTAATAGTGTTAAATCGGAATAACAATATGGTTGTAACTATATTAATTCCATTATTCATTATAGATATAATAGAAATTGGATTTTTAACAATAGCAACAATAGGAACTTATTTCCTAAAAGGCGGTGGTACATGACAGACCCAGAAATAATAATCATCGATAAATTTGAAGTATTCTACACATGGTATTGCTGGTGGAAAGATCGTGGCGGAATGCATTACTTCGGATGGGATGATGGGAATTATATTATTGAAGGATTAAAAAACGATCCGTCAAAAATAATTCGATTGGGGAGAAAACAAGGATGGTGGAAAGATTGAAAGACAAATCAAACCGGATTAAAATGGATAAAATTAAACTGCCACAATGTTTTGGAACACATAACGAAAAATCCAAAGAATGTTTTGAATGTTGCATTTGTGAATCATGTTATAATATGAAGGAAAAATGAAATGACCACACGAGAAGAAGAAATGGCAAAAATGCGCGAGCGGTATGCGCGACTACAGAAAGGCGGTGCGCCGGAAATAAAAAAACCGGCACCAAAAGAAGAAACGCCAATTATTAAAACAAAAATAAAAAAACCACGCTTAAATCCAAAACCATATTTATTCCTGATCGAAAATGATATTAGAAAAGTATTTGGACTTCCACAGAAAGAATGGAAGGTTGGCGGGTTAAAGTTTGAAACGTCAAACAAACCGTTGAATCTGGAGTGGTTGGATAAAAATGGGGGGAAACTTTTCTAATAATACAATATTTTTAAACACCTTTTTCCAAAAGATGTTGTTTTTGCAGTTTGTCTAACCTCAATTGTTTTATTTTTCTCGTCAAATTCAACTTTTGTTCCCAAATGGATATATCCAATAGTTGATAAATCATATAAAGTTCTTTTATCTTCATTATTTACTATAAGTCCATCTTCATATTTAATTAAAATTTTTGCATCGACGCAAGGAGCATTTTTCAATCTTATTTTCTTCAAACCATTTCTAATATACTGCAACATGTTTAATCCTCCGTCTCCATTTCCCGAATGAAAGGTTGCTCTTGCGGATAGTTATCTATTTTTTCAGGATCGTTTTCTTGAAAATTTTTAAGAATCCTTAATTCTGTTTTATCATTAGGATATTTTTTAAGTATATCGTTTGCGCGTTCAATCAACTCTTGCCTTATTTCTTCCCAACGTTTAATAGCAGTTTCTTTAGAAAGACAAATATGTCTAACACTTGTCATTTCACAATCTTCAGAACCAACCAAATAAACTTTCATGATAACTCCATATTTAGCGCGCGCATAAATTCTTGTTTTCTTATTTTCCTTTGATGTTTTTGATCGAGATTTGGATTGCGACAAGATCCACAATGCCCCATACAAAGCGCGCGGTATGGATGAAAGATAAATCCGTAAGTGTGAACGACATTATCAAAAAGATCATCCGTATAGCGGTGTGCCTTCTTTACGATGCGATTGTAAATTCTGCGTGTTCTTGACATCAAAATAGTATTGTTGTTAATTCTATTTATTTGTTATCATGCAGATGGTGAGAAACGAATCTCACTTTATCAATCCGGCTTATGCTCGCATCGTTGGATCAACTCTTTTAACACTCGGTGAAGCAACCAAGCATCTGCACATCACAACATTTGAAGGTAAGTAATACTTCAAAGCGTCCCACAAGAATTACTTGTCACACTTTCTATCGGCACGTCTGCCTATTGTGAATAGATAATATAGGTTGTAATAGTATTTATAAATTTCTAATGTCAGCGGTCGGATTTGAACCGACGTTTCTTGCATCCAAGGCAAGAAGGATACCGGGCTACCCCACGCCAACAAAAATAAAAAGATTATTTACAATTTCCTGCAATCCTATCCAGTTCCCCGCGCTTTGCTACAATCTCATGGCATTGCGCTTCGATTTCTTTTGCGGCTTTGCAAATTGCAATTTGGTCTGCTTTAGAATCATTGGTTTTAAAGATGAAGATGCCACTATCGGAACCATAAACTTCATAGGCGGGTAAACTTTCAATTGCAGAAAATATTAACGGTATAACTGCGCATATTCCAGCAAACATTGCGATACCCCAAATAGGACTACTGGTTATCCACAAATCTTCACAAAGGAAAATACAACATACTGTTAATATGAGCGTAACCATATCAATAAGATTTATTTTATCACAAGTCGTTTCTCTTACCCAAATCCCAATTCCTTCTACAGTCTTAATTAAAGATTTTGCCATTTCTTAAACTCCGGTTGCTCTGCAACCAAAATAGATATAAGTGTTTAAAGTATTTAATAGATTCTAACAATTATTCAAGAATTAAAATAAATATCTTCTTTGTCTTTATTTACTACCACGGTTTTATTCTGTTTGATTTCTCCTAGCAACGGAATGAAATATATTGTTACAACTACTATAGCAATTGCGCTAATAATCATTCCAATGTCTCCAATCAAAACCATCCAAAATCCAAGAATACTGTAATCATTGACTAGAGCATTCTGCGTAATCAAATTCCACAACCACGTTGGGACCGGTGGTTGTGAATACGAATTAATTGTGTTAATTGTGTTAATTGTTAAAGTTATAGTTGTCATAATTTAAAACCAGCGCGCAGGACTCGAACCCCAGACCCCATACCTACTTCGTCACACCACCTCAAGGTGGCCTCATCCTTTTCGATATGGACTTACTCTGTGCCGTATCATGCAGGAAATCCGGAAACCATATAGGAATAATCACACCGGCTGCACGACATCGGCAACGCTTTATCCACCAATCTGTGATCAAGAGATTGGGCTGGTTCATTGTGTCTTATCGTCTACAACAGAGACGCCGTTGGGTGACAAGCAACGGTACTCGCTCACCACAGAGATTGCGAACCTCGTTCATGATGAGATTGTTCGTGTTCCCTTTCCACGCTTATGAGGAACAACGGGTCTGGTTCCCATTCCATAAGGAATCTTCCGCGTGCCAGATCCGACGCAACCGGGGAGATTTGAACTCCCATCCCGCATATTTATGCGAGCTCTTCCACATGAGCATTACGGTTGCAAATTTTTGTTTCCTCCACACACTCGTTGGAAACAAACAGTCTGGTTCCCTTGGTATAGGGAGAAAATCCACTGGTCTGCGGATTAGTGTTTCAGACTCTAAATGTGTATATGTCGTTTAAGAATATAAAACTTTCTATAAGGATAATGAGGATTTGAACCTCATTCGCAGGACATTACCCTACTAACCACGGTGCTCACCGAATCAGTCTAATGTTGGCTGGATGGTGGTCTTTCAACAATTAGCATCTATCCTTACGCCCTAATGTACAACTCGGGCGCAAACCAGAGATGAGATTTGAACTCATTATTCAATTTCCCGCGCGAGATTGGGTCTCTTGTGGAACTTGGCACCCCTTTCTCGCGGTGCGAGTTGATAACACCTTTTGTGTTTCTCTGGTAATTGGTTATCAGATTTATCGTATCTGACATAAAGAGGCGTGCTCTAACGACCAAACATTAAGCCTTTGTCTCTTTGGTGGGAGATGCAGATACCGCACTTCGGTTCCCAACTCACGTATCCCTCGTTGGATAACGTCGTCAACATTCACATGAGTTATACGTTAACGCAGTCCCACTGCTGGGATAACAGAGGTTGGATTCGAACCAACGAGTCCTTACGGACACCGGCTTATGGGGCCGGCGAGAATAACCGGGCTTCTCTACTCTGTTGCTTTAAATCCGGATCTTGGTTCTTGGCTCCGGTTGCCTCAACCACCTTATTACTGTCCCATTTGGTGTGATCCCGCATGGGAAGTGTGCGCGGTGTTTTACGTGATAGCACAATAACTCACGATGCATTCAATCCAATCTGCTCCGGATCCATGCACTGGGAGGAGAGCACGTGGTTTCTGAATATGAAGCTAGTTGGTATTCTATAATGAACCGTTTTATTTCCAACCCGTTGCTTCGTACGACCACCACTTCGATTGGCTCGTGGTCATTCTCCATATCAGATTCGAACTGATGTCCTCGGATGTCTTCTGAATTGTGGGTGGGGAGCGTCGGAAACTTCTGTTACTCACACCTTGCAAGGAATTACTGAAACTCCTACCACAATCCATTCAAAGTCCGAGAGGCTTGGCCGGACTACCCCAATGGAGTACATATATCAAGAGAATGTATTATTTGCCCTTGTGTGTCTGCATTCTCTTGACATATCCATATATGCTTGATAAATATTTATACTTTTCTACAAAAATAGATTATACCCTATCTAATGGGCATTCATCTGGAATATTTCGGTGTTTAAAATCTTCACCAAAAACATAAACCGTGTCACACTCAAATATCTTTTTATTTAATTTTACACACCAACAATTTTCACCATCTTCATAATTATGATAAAATTGTGGGCATCGATCATTACAATACTCTATTTCATACGAAACGATTCTTTTCATTCAAATCACATATCCAGCATGTGCGCTGGATATAAAAACATTAAAGTTAAAAGGGGATTAATTTCCATCCTTATCAGGTTCAATTAGGTGTTTCATCACAGTGTCACCTCTAATTACCATGTTCCTCTTCATCGTCTTTGATATTCAATTCATCTTCTTCTATCAACACTTTCCATCCGAGACTTCCAATTCTAACGAACATCTTATACAACTCCTTTCATATTCTTTTCCGATTTCATTATATTTATATCTTTCTTAATCTTCTCGTTCAACTTCTCCACCATTATATATAACTCTTCTTCCGAATATCCTTCCGGCGCAATACTTAAAGCATTATACGCAGTGGGTTCAATTTTCCTTTTCCACAGATTTTGATCGCGCACAACAATTCCATTAATAATTGGAATTTCATATTCAATCCAATAACCCGTTATCAAAGTAAAAATCAATTCGTCTTCGATTTTCGTTATCTCGCGGTGATGATCGCAGGTTGTGTAAGCAGTGATACTACTATTCCTACCCATCGGATCAATAAAGTCACCGGGTAAATAAATATTCATCATACACGCCAAATCTTTAGTTTGAAAAGTATTAATAATTTTATTTCCACAGATAGGGCAAGAGACATCCAATTCTACGTAATCAAACATTCCAATTTTAATCACATCCGAAGTGGGCCAGATCGGATTTGAACCGATGAGTCTCCCGGTTATGAGCCGGGCGCTCTAACCGGACTGAGCTACAGGCCCTTATAAACATAAATGTGCGCTGGTGGTTATCGTACTTCCTCTCCCACCTTGAGGGTTTCCACCCGTTACGCGCTGGTCAACGTCGCCGACGGGTGAAGCAGCGAATGCACCCACTGGGAATTGAACCCAGATCATTTCCTTGGAGGGGAAAGAAACTGCCTTTGTTATATGAGTGCAAAAATATATTTTGGTCGGAAGCGGGGGTGTATGTACACCGTAGATGCTCCAACCAAAAGCAACCTGCAAGGATTGAACTTGCTAACCCTGCCGCTTTTTACGGTTGGTTGATTGCACTTATGGCGGTTGTTGGTAAGTGTCCGCCAAACTTGTTTTTGCGAAAGCAAAGTATGAGAGATGATAGTTCGGACTTCGATACATTAGCTCAAAAGTTCTAACCATAAGAATGTTGGAGGTTTCGAAAATTCGCTGACCTCACATTCTTCCTGATTTTTGTAACTTTTGGCTGATTATTATGTAGGCGCTATAACTATTTAAAACTTTTTCTTAATCATGGTTTTAAGTTGTCTAAACAGGATTAGACTAATCTGAAGTAGGCTGTTAAATAGAAAGGTTTATTAATAAGAACAACATAAACTTTTGGATACAGGAGTTGAAAACACAATGCATATGTACCGATATTTTGATGGAAAGTTATATGAATTCGCCGGTAAGAAAACAACCAAATCAGATGCAGAACATTTGGAAAACCGTCTTCGAAAATCCGGATTTCTTGTAAGAATTATTCATTCTGGAAAAGCATCATATCTAGTGTTTGGGAAGAAGAAAGGAACCGGGCCACTTGAGTCGCAATAATTTTTAATAACCAACACAAACCTTTTTATATTTCATTTAACCAACCTTTATATATCATGCGTCCCGATCTCTCCGTTATCATTCCAACTTACAACGAAGAAGAAAACATCCAAGACACGATACAAAAAATCTCCCACACCCTTCGCCTCACCACCATCCTTTTTGAAATAATCGTTGTTGATGATTCTTCCACAGATAAGACGCAACTTATTATTACCGATTTAATTACACGTCGTTATCCTGTGGTTTTAGTAACGCGCACAAAAGACCCGGGCCTTTCCCAATCTGTTATAGCAGGAATAAATAAAGCGCGCGGTAATATAGTTGCGGTAACAGACGCAGATTTATCACATTCAATTGACATCATCCCCGCAATGTATAATGAAATAAAAAACAACAACACCGATATTGTTATTGGTTCCAGATACATATCCGGTGGAGGTATCAAAGACTGGCCTTTGAAACGCCGCATTATTTCTTGGGGCGCAACATTCTTATCCCGTATTTTATTCCCCGAAATCACCGACCCGATTTCAGGATTTTTTGCTATTAAAAGAAATCTTGTTGTTCACACACCAAGCATTAAACCGCGCGGTTATAAAATCCTTCTCGAATTTTTGGGTAAATGTCGTTGGCACACATTCAAAGAAATTCCTTACATTTTTCAAAACCGCAAACTCGGAAATAGTAAACTTAAGACCACAACAATAATTGATTTTATAAAACAATTAATCGGCATTTCTATTTTTCCGGGCCGTGCATGGGATGAATTGAAAAGGATATTTTGCTTTGGCATTGTTGGAATAACTGGTATCGCCGTAAACATGGTGGCACTTGTTGCACTTAAAAATTATCTGCCACTAATCGGAGCATCATTTATTGCCATTGAATTGGCAATAATTTCAAACTTTATTTTAAACGACGCGTGGACGTTTAAAGAAAATAATAATGGCACATGGTTACACCGTATGATTTCATACAACGGCGTTGCTATTGGCGGAATGATAATTAATATGGTTGCTCTCGTAATACTCGCAACGTTGGGATTGTGGTATGTTGTAGCAAACTTAATAGGAATCTTACTAGGATTCGCGTGGAACTTTTTAGCAAATCGAAAAACGACGTGGCGGGTTATGCCCAAAATAGAATAATTTCCACGTCTACACTTTTCTTAAAAATTTATGAATTAATAATTTTCCCATTTGCATCTGTAGGATATGGATCTGAAACACCAATTACATGCGGTCTCTGCACAGGTGAATACACAAACCCATCGTTCTGAACAATGTATGTAATATCTACAGTATTGTCCGAAAGCGAATTGATGGTATTTCCAAATCTACTAACAGAAGGGCGCGTATCGAGCACAAACGAATAATAACCGGTGTAAGGTGCTACGAAAGTTCGTATTGCCTGTGAACTCAAATACTGTTTTGCACGAGATGAATGTTGTGAATCCTCTGCTGTTTTAAAAACACGAATGTTGCCATAATTCCAAACACCGTAAGAATCTTCAAGTGTGGGGGCGTTCGACTGCGCACGAATTGCATCATTATCGTTACTATCAATTACATAAGCAAGCAAAGGGTCTGCACTCTGATAAGTAACATTCACAATTTGGCCAGCAAGAATGATGTTTCCATCGTTGACCGGCAGAACCAACACGTCTCCCAAAAACAACGAGGTTGTTTCTGTGCGAATTGCTCCAAGATCAAGATGATCGTGATAGGTGTACTTTGGTGCTTCGTTGGTTATCTGGTAGTTGGTACTGGTAAAACTTGATGACTGTGAATTGGCAGTGTTATCAATCCTATTTGCATTTTGCGTGGTTGAATAATCTACAACAGTTTGACTATTGTGATCGCCATCAATTACTCCAATTGCAGATGATGATTGTGAAGGTGCAGGTGTTGCCACTGCAAACACACACATCACAACGATCATTGCTGCGAACGTTAGTAAAAGTTTTCGCATAATTACACCTTAATAAAAAGTGGGGTTGTTCCCACAATTTACTGTGTGATGGTTGCAGTGTGAGTGTTCACAACATCCTGATAGTTGTTGTTGCCGTTACTGATCAAACCAGTTGCAGACTGTGATCCGGAAATGCCGGGTGCAGTGTTAAAGTTATTGGTGATCTGCTGGTTAGAACTACCATAGGCAATCTGACCATTTGCATTCTGGTTCAAGCTAACAATGCTGGCTTTGTTTGAGTTACCAACATTCTGATTGTTACCATCACCGTTAGTAATTGCACCATTTGCCTGCTGTGAAATAGTAACAAGCGATGCCTGATTGATGTTACCAACAGACTCTTGGTTGTTGTTACCACTTGCAATAAGACCAGTTGCATACTGTGAAACAGAGACAAACACTCCGCTCGCTGTATTGAAAATCTGCTGGTTGTCTCCATATCCATTCTGGATCGTTCCAATTGAAGTCTGCGTAACTGCCGCAGAAACAGGCAGTGCTACCATGCACAGTGCCATAAGGCCAATGAATACGGCCATAAATTTACTCTTCATTTTTACATTCTCCTTTGGCAGAACACTGCCACAACTATATAGGATTTAAAAGTATAAAAAGGTTCTTACAACTTTAACCAAACACCGGATTTGATAAATTTAACAAGGTCTCGATTTTCTTTCAAAAGATTAGTCACGCGCGCAGAATTTAAAGAATAGTTCTTATTTAATCTGGAAAGTTCTAAAACGAGATGGTTGGTTTGGATTTCTTTACCACTAGGAATACGTGCGAGAAATAGTTTTAACTTTTGGCGGAGAGTATCATTTCCTTTTGTTCTATGTTTTAACATTCCTTATATTATACGTTCTTAAAGATAATAAAGGTTTTGGTTGGACGGATTGTAAATTACTTTATCAATTTGTCCCGATATTTTATGATCTCCACCCAAACAACGATCTACACATAAATGATATACCACAAACCCCAATAATAGTAGTCAATGTTACACCGAGTGGTAAAGAAATATTATCATATCCATAGTAACATATTGTTGATATCAAAAATACAAACAACAACGAGCATTTAAATAAATTATCAAACGTCGCATCATATCCATAACCGGCAAGAGGCGCATCACAGACAACATGATAACACTCTTCACCCATAAGCAACCAAAATCCAATTACTAATATTTCAATCAAAATGCAAATATATTGCCAAAGCGATAGAGTAAAAATGTATTGAAAATCAAACATAATAAACACAAATCATATTGTCTTATAACCAAATAAACCTTTCTACAAAATCACCAACAAATTATTGATAACCGCACCCAGAGTAATCCCAATAACCACGGGCATCCCGAAATACGCAATCCACTTTGTTTTATATAAATTAACCACACCAATTACTAATGCTAATGCTGCGCCTTTCACAGCAATCATTAACAATGGATTGTCTACAACCACGCGCATAATTGGGTTTGCTTCATGACCGATTCCGGTTGAAAGGCAAATTTGTGTTGTTGCAATATCTAGGGCAAAGACTAGGGCGAGCAGGATGCCTAGGGTGAAGTCGGTGGGGTTTTTAATAATTGACCCCAACGATCTTCCCCTTCTGCGCGTTTGGATAACTTGCATACATTACATTATAGGTTTTATTTACTTGCATCTTGGCCCAGTCGTCTTCACTTTGAACTATATATAAGTCTCCTTTATCATCGGTAATTTTTGGTGGGTCTGTATATGTACATTTCATACCTGCTGATTTGCCACCACCGCATTGTTCTTGATACGAATGAACTGGGTATTTCTCTACGATGGTTATATTCATTGGGACCGTGGATGTTGGTGTTGATTGATACATACTTGCATATGCAGCGATTATTCCACCGATCAATAGAACCAACACGACCAATATAGTTTCTTTGGTATCCATAATAGTATATTGTCACAAACCTATAAATACTTTCCGAACACATACTAAATAATGGCGTTTACGATTTTCGAGAAGTTGTTATATTTTATAATGTTTCCAATAGTAGCAATTGGTTCTATAATTTCGCCTCTTACTAACGACGTTCGGATTTTTTACGGAGTGGAGGAGTTGGGGATAAAATACCTATCATTCCCACAAAGCGTTTACGGCGGTTTTTGGGAAATAAAACCAGTTGGAAATCATATATGTGAATTTCTCATTGCATCATTTACCAACATTTTTGTTCCATTCTCAAATCACGCTTTACAAGAACCGATAATTAAATGCATTGCTGTCGCTTTAGTTATTTTTGCATCATGGATATTTTCGAGAAATATATTAAAAATAAAATACTCATTTCTCCTCTGCTTCTTCGGAATGTTCTGTGCGCTTAACCTTAATATACTTCAGGCCGAATGGTGGGCAATTATCTTCGCAATGATTTCATGTGCGCTCTTCATATCAGAAAAAAACTATTGTCACTATATTGCTGGTGCACTTTTAATTTGGGTTTTGTTGGTTAAAGGCACAACGGGGGCATTAATAGTTTCCGCCGTGTGTGTTGTGTTGATTTTCAATAAACATATAGACTGGATTCGTGGATTGATCGGTTTTATATTAATGGGTTTAACATTCCTTGCGGCTGATATCTTTATATGGCCCCAAATGATTCCTGACATTCTCATGGCTCCAATTTTAAGTCATGTGGGCGAATATGATTGGATCGGGCAAATTGGAGTAACCGGGATCGCAACAGTTATATCGATGAGTATATATATCCCCTGTATTGGCATTGGAATTATATATGGTGGTGTGTGGTTAAAAAATCATATCCACGATCCGCGCGCAAAATGGTTTGTAATTTCATTTTTGGCCCCTTTATGCATGGTTTTTTATCAAAGCGAGAGTTTTGCGTACCAGTATTACGTTTTTCTTCTCCCTGCCATCGTAGGAATTGTGCTTTACGAGATAGACACCCCTAAAGAAAGAGGAATGACCAAAAAAATAAAACGGGAAAATGTAATAGCAGCAACAATTTTAATCTTGTTCGCCATGTGGTGCGTTTTATATTCCCCACAACCAATATGGGGGTTGGAGCAGAACTACGGGGTTCAAGAATTGAAGATGAACAATTACTTCAATGAAAATGCAAATGCGATTGAAGTAAAGTTTAATTTATCTAAAGAAAGCGCACTTTTGTATCTCGATACCGGGAGTGGCCCTTACTACACAAACGGGGTAAATTCGTCGTGCAGATATGTCGCGCCGCTAATTTTACAACGCGCCAACCCGGGAAGATTAATCGTGAGTAATTTGAGCCAATATTGGGACGCTTATAACTGTACTATAAACTACCAAGGTAGGTATATACTAGCTGATGGTCCTCTAGGAAAAGCGGATGGGTGGTTTGGATTAGATTCGGTTGAAAAGAAAAATATAGTAAAAAAGGTAGGCGATGAATACACAGAAGTTTTTTCCGGGGCGTGGAGTGTGTATGAACGTAAAAATGAAAGTGAGATGTTGATTCTCACTTAATCAATACAATAGAAAACATTACAGGACATGACAGAACATTGCAAAACATTACAACACAATACAGTAACACTTTATCAAAGTGTATTACAATATTGTAATTAATAGTATATAAACGTTTCTATATAAAAATAACAAAAAATGTCTAAAAATTAATTTAATTACTCATTCGTTTTTTATAAATATTTAATACGGTCTCCATTTCTTTAATGGTTTGAATCGCTACATTATCAGCATTATTTTTTGGTGTATGATCTTTAATAAATTTTAAATATTCGGCTTCAAATTTCTTCTTATATTTATTACTACCATTCCCCGATAAAATTTCATCTACAAAGAAACTCTGAAGCGTTCCAGCCAATTTATTTTCAAGATCATTTTTATTATAACAATTCCACAACTCTTTTAAATTCATAATCAACCAATCTGGCATATCATTACATATTTTATTAAACCGTTCCTCGTTATGGTTCAATCCGTCTTGAATACCAGTTCCCCAATGTTTTACAGAATATTCTTCCGCCCACAGCCTAATATAAAACGCCTTTTCCAAATTGCTTTCGTAGAAAGTTTTTCTCCCAATGGTATCAAAAACCACACCTTCTCTGCGTTTTATAATAATACCAATCATGGGGGAAGTATCTGTATATACTTCGCCAGATATCAGTTCGTATGCCGGAAACAAACGTGTTATTTCTGCAATTGTTCGTGCCATATTAATATTTTAATATATTCCACCCATCTGCCTCTACAACCCGAAATTCAAACTTCCATCATTACAATGCGCGCGGTGTAAATTTAAATTATTTTGTTTTGATAAAAAAGAAAAAACAACTACTCCTTCTGACATTTCCACCACAAATTACTTTCACCATTAATCTTTTTTAAACTCCTCCAACTTTGGCATTTTCGGAACCTCAAGAGTATCATACATTTTATGTTTTATTAACAAACGGATAATCTCTTCACGTGTCAAATATGTTCTTTTATAAAGTTTCTCCGCAATAAATTTAATTTGATCCTTATTATCTTCCACCAGTTGTTCTGTAACTTTAAATAATACTTCTCGGATTTTCTTTTTTGAACATTTATATTCGCCAGACCCATCATCATATTTTATATTATCATATATTTCATTAATTTCATTAATAAATGTGTTTATACAATTCTTATCAGAATCGGCGCCAGCAAACAATATATTTTCTTCTCTAAATTTATGTTCCGCATATGGGCCAGCATAATAAACAATCACGTTTGATATATAATCATGATTATTAGAAAAATAACCTTCCAAACGTCCATTGCTACTTGGAACATTACTTTCACCATTATCATCTTTCATCACAAGGCTAACACCAACAAATGTTGCTGCGTTTAACACCAATGCGGCAATAGCGTGCCCGGTTTCATGATACGCAGCGTCCATCTTTTGAATTTTACTTCTAACTACCATGTATAATATAACGCGTTCTAACAATTTAAATCTTTCGATAATAAATAACAACTTCAAAAGAAAAGCGCCGGTAGGATTCGGCAGTGTCGTTTAATCCAATGCCTCACCCACTGCGATTCTATACAAGAATCATGTGGCACTGGCGCGACCAGCGCATTGCACATTTTAGTATCCGGAACACCCGGCGCATATTAGTATATGACTTCAAAGTTAATAAAGGTTTCTACTACACCGTAGTAATATTAAATCGCACGCCTATATCCTTCGTAGGCACTGGCCCAACCGTTTCGGTCGGTGTTTGTGTTACAAGAAATGTGGGCACTACTGTAACAGGTGTTGGGGTTACATCCACAACGATTGGTTGGACGGAGGTGCAACCGGTAATGAGGATAAAAGATACAATTAATGTAATATATAAAGTTTTTGGTAACATTCTCTGTTAATTCTATTTTATAGTATTTAAAGTTTTTGTTGAATGGAAAGATTTATAAACTATTACAACATAAGTTGATTGATATAAGAGGTACAAATGGTAGCAAGCAAATATAGAAAGTTTGGAAGTGAGCGATTTGAATTACAATACATTGCCACTACAAAACACAATGCATTAAAAGAAGTTCGATTGAGAAACAAATCGCCGTCTTTTAAGATGGAAAAATACAGGATTGTTCCAATCGATGCTAGAAAATTAGACGCAGACAGATTTTTCGGTGTAAGAACCGCATATGCTATTTATGGGAGATAGATTAAAATGACTAAAACAAAATCATCACTTAAAGAATATGATGTTTATGAATACGACCCGTGGGGCGCGCATCACAGTATTATTAAAGCCCACAACAAAACTGAAATCTACGATATGAAGAAAAGGAAGGGATATAAGAGATCCGATTTAGAAATTTTTGAAAGGAAATAAATCATAATAATTTTTACCCTTTTTCGTGCAATTAAAACATCATACTGCACGATTTTGTCTATTTTCGTGCATAATACAAAATTATAAATACTATTAACGCGTATCATATTATGTAGAGTTGCGTTGAACAAGGTTACTTCTTACTTTGGAAAGACATTTTACCCTGTTCGATTAATCTCTCTACATTATATAACGGGTCTGTGGTGTAGCGGCTATCACGATAAAATTTCCGCAATCGCCTTATCTCGTGTAAACGTTGCGTAGATCGCGGTTACTTCACTCTGGATGAATCGACCCGGGTTCAACTCCCGGCAGACCCATCAAAGTAAAGCAAGAAGAACACTGGTTGCTAATCTCCAGTTATAGTTTTATAATTATGTCAAAACTAAACACGGCAAAAAAGTCTATTGTTGAGGGGATACTGTCTCACCCCGACGTTACTCTCAATGAAGAGAGTGGTATTGCATTTAAAGCATTAGACGCAAAAACCAATCTTTTAATTCGCACGGTTTCATCACTTGTGTCAGAAAACGGATTTTATAAATCCGGGCGCGCGCTTGATAATGAACTGCTACAGAGTATTCATGATGTAGCAGAAAGCGATCCTGCGTTCATCTTGAAACTTGCAAAATATGCGCGCAAAGATCTTTATTTGCGCACGGTGCCCATTGTTCTTATGGGAGAATTTGCATTTTCTGGAAAAAGTGCAAATGTTCCGGGTGCGTATCACACCATATCTGATACCATTAAACGTGCAGACGAAATAACCGAACTTCTCTCTTATGTGATGGAACAAAACAATGCGCGGAATGTATACAAAGGCAAAGTTCCGATTGTTATTAAGAAAGGAGTTGCAGAAGCATTTAATAAGTTTGATGCTTACAACTTTGCAAAATACTCTGCAAAAGACAAATCGGTATCTTTACGCGATGCACTTTTCATTACACATCCACGACCGAAAGATGAAACACAAGAAAGCATTTTTGATAAGATTGCAAACAACACTCTGGAACCAGCAGACACGTGGGAAGTTGCCATTAGTAAAAACGGATCGACAAAAGAAGCATGGGAATCCATTTTACCTTCTATGGGATTTATGGCAGTTCTCCGCAACTGTAGGAACTTCTTACAGAAGAGAGTAGATATCGATCCGGTGGCGAAAATACTTTCCGATCCGAAACAAATAAGGAAATCGAAGCAGTTCCCTTATCGATTCCTATCTGCGTATAAGGAAATTGAAAATGAACCGGGCTCCACAAAACTTCTTGGCGCGCTATCGGATGCCATTGAAATAAGCGTGGAAAACATTCCGGAGTTTAAGGGCAAAACGTTTGTTACTTGTGACACTAGCGGATCTATGGATCAGAATGTTTCCGAGAAATCAAAAATAACACTTAAAGAGATTGGGTGTTTATTTGGAGCAATGGTTAATAAAAAGTCGAATGATGCAATCGCATCTGTATTTGCAACCGATCATGTTCCTGTTAGTTTAAACCCACGAGATTCATTATTTACAAGTATGAAGAAGATGTTCAGAACAAATACGAATGGGTGTGGAACAGAAGCATGGAAGGTTATGGAATATCTAAACAACAACAAAATTTTTGTTGATAGAATAATTCTGTTTAGTGACATGCAATGTTATGACACATCGGGAACACGTGATTTGTGGGGATATAACAGAGGGACACGTAATTTCTACGAGGGGTTGGTAAAATATAGAAGGGAAATAAATAAAGATGTATTTGTTTACTCGTTCGATCTTGCTCACTACGGAACCCTACAAATTCCACAAACTGACAAACATACTTGTATTGCAGGGGGGTTTAGCGATAAAATCTTGAACTTCATACCGATGTTTGAGGAATCAAACAAAAATATGTTGAAGAAAATTGAAGAGATTAAAATTTAGCTTTTTTTTAAATAATTTTCAAAAGTTGTTCCTCAATAAACTCCTTCATGCGCGGCTTCAAACAATCACTACAATCCTTTAACCCGTTATCCAGAATAACATAGTCGCCACCACATTTCACTTCATCATAAAGTGGGCAGTAGCAAAAGAAACAATTTAAATCGCCTTCTACCACATGGCACTTATGGCAAATAGAATCCTTATCATTGTAAAGGTTATTAGTCGCGCGGATTATGCACCCGATGTGGTAGCGTTTGTATTTATCAAGAATGGTATCACCCGTTAGTGATATGTATCACTGATATAGTCCTCTAATTATCACTAGATAATGATAATCAATCGTTGGATATTATCTTATAGTTCAAAGATCCCTTCGAACTTCCCCATTATGCAAAAATCGTTCTTGTGGGTCTAAACAACAATATAAGAAACCTACAACCTCATCATTAGATTTTAAATATTCATAACTATTCTCTTGACATCGGTGAAAACAATCATTCAAAGTGTGACGTTTCTTCGTAATTGGACAATCAAATGCTATCTGTTGATTCCAATAATCAGCGCGTGTCATTTCATCCATCCTCCCCTCTTCCCAATCTCCGTAAGTGTAGGAAGTAGTATTCCATCTTTACAACCTACATTCCACGGACGAATCAACCCATAACCGGCAATCCCTGCATTTTTCGCCGCAGTTAGTGTCATAGGACAATCATCAATGACCGCATCAAAAATATTACTGCCAAACATCTTTGTTTTGTCACTGGCACATTCTACTTCGTCAAAAGGCAAGTTATTAATTTCCAGCCATTTCTTTAATTCTTCGCACTGGCACGGTCGCCTGTGTGACACTACAACAACCTTGCGAGTCTTTATCAGGTTTTCAAGAAACGCGCGCGCATCTTCAAAGGGTTCGTATTCCAATTGGTGAGAATGCACATTGTTGAAATACTCGTGCGCTACTTTGCTAGTCATATATTCGGGATAGAAATAATCCCATTTGTTCCAACTCTCAACGGGTGGAATATTAATTCCATCTTTCTTAAACATTTCGTATAATGGCGTTGCGAAATCGAAGAGAGTGTTATCCACATCGACCATAGCACAATATTTTCTCATGACAATATTATATACGTTTTAACTTTAAATACCCTTCCTTCTAACCGAAACATTTATTAACTAGAACCACATATCTTTTCACGGACTGGTTCGGCAGTCCTTAAACAAACCGATGGTAGAAGAAAACCATACCACACAACAAATCTCCACAATCGATACAATAGGCGGGCAACGTCCCGCCAACTTTTAATTTTTCCTCCTTTCTTCCGGTGAATCAATAGTCATCGTTTCACCACAACATTTCGGCCAACCTTCTTTCATACATCGCGCGGAATCAACATCTTCTTCTCTTCCACAGATGCGACACCAGACTTTATTGCGTTTAAGTTTTGGGTGGCTACAAAATTCGTTGATAATGTTTTGTTCGATTTTATTGCTACCAATCATTTTCTTTGCTCCTTCAACCACGCAATAGACTGTTCATCTTCCAATTTCTTCATCAATTCGCTTACCTCTTCATTGCTTATCTTCGGGAACCCGAAAGGCAATACCATAGTTATATATCCTTTCTGTGCGACATCTTTAATATGTTCTTTTGAAATTACACAGAGTTTAAACTTTCCATCTCCCACAATTTCGTTTAGCATTTGGCACTTTCCTAATGCTAATCCAAGTGTAACGTAGTCGGTTTCTGTAAGATCACTACTCATTGCCTCACCCCGGCCAATGCGATATATTCTCCATCATCGCATTTAATCACAAACAACCCAGACTTCCCACCTAAAGGTATTTCAACTTCTGACATTGAAAGCAATTCAATGTCGCCAGAAGTTTCCTCGCATACTTTATCCAATGTTTCACATAACATTTCAAGATTAAATTTTCCAATGCGCGTGAATTTCTTACCAGCATAATTTTCAACACCTTCAATGTATGCCGGGTCTACGATTCCGTATGGAGCATTTGGGCAGGTCATTTAAAAGTCTCCATCAATGTCTCTTTCAACAAATCAATCACCACTTCCATAGGAATAATAAAATCGGTGTTGGAATGATTGATGTGGATATAGAAACCGCCTTCTTCCAATACCACGGATCCGGTTATCGGTTGATAGTCTTCGTTGCCACACGATCTGCGAATTATAATGTCTTTTGGTTTAATCATTTTATCCTCAATACAACACGTTTATAAATATACATCTGATCTTGTTTTATCTTCATTAGATCACCAACATCAGATTTTTTACAAGAAGCAATTATGATTGGAATATTTTCACCATTCGATTGACACATAATATAATCGGGGATACCAAATTTCTCTTTTGATGTCATCATACTAAAATCCCCCCAATCAAAGTTCCCACAGATAAAACCGGGCAAATCAAAACCCCGATGATAAGACATATAGAACACATTGCTTCATAATGTGAATGAATTTCAACTTTTTTCTCACATGAATATCCTGCAACATAATAGTGAGTTGTATAACTATCAACAACGTAATCGTGCTTATCGCAATACAAAGCGAATTTATATAAAACAATGGCTATTACTGCCGAAATCAAACCAATTACTATCAATCCCATGTACATTTCTATTCCCCCACAAACATAAGTTCGTTATTCACTATAACTTGTGGTGTTCCCATGATACAACTTTTTCCAAATACATTCATAAAATCATGAAGGTGTAATCGCATATCTCCACAACAATCGGTTTTATATAATTCATGCGCGTCGATACCATACTGATTACGTTGTAATTTCAGATATTCTTCTAAAACTGACTCGCCGTATGGTGTGAGTTTGAATCGCACTTTGTCGTTTATGTTACAGGAGACCATTTACTCATCCTCCCCATTCTTCTCTTTATCCTCAACCCCACACTTCAATGTAAAATCCAAATCACCCATACCGTGATAATAATCGCACCCGCAACAATCATCACAATTCATCATAATCTTTTGATCGGGGCAGAATACCATCTTTGTTACGTCTAGTTCTTCCATACCAAACTATACGCATCCAAAGGATATATAGTTTTCCTCACAACAAAAAGGTTTTTGATTCTTTTTTAAAATCAAAAGTAATGCGGGTTATTGCGTTTCCCGCGCACCCTTTTGCTTTTTATGAACAAGTGTTCATAGTTTCAAAATAAATGCAATATGACTGTTCCACTGGCAACAACGCGCGTAATAAAAATAAATAGTGACCAGCGTTTCCAATGGAAAATGAATATGCGTTCTAATAGTTTCCTTAAGTGTTTAATGTAGACGCGGTGTAGACGCCTTTTTGTCTACACTTAAAAAACCCAATTTGGGCTTCTTTTTAAAAATAGAGCAATAATATAGTATATAATAATAATATAAGTAAGTGTAGACAATATTATTATATTTTATTATATTAATATGGATTACTTAACAAATTTAAATAAACATGACCCTTTTTTACAATTTTGTCTACACTTAATTTTTAGATGATTATTTATGTCCGAATTTAAAAAAGAAGCGCAAATTTTTGTCCTTCAGTGTAGACAACTCATTTGTCTACATGATGTCTACACCGTGTTTACACTTAATTTTGCACTAACGTAGGATCGATAGAAGCAGCAATTTCTTGCGTGACCCATGCAAACCGTTTGCTTTTCCTTTCTCCATCGCGTTCTATATAACAGAATTCTATACCTCTATCTTCCTGTAAACTAGGCATGATTTTCTTCACTCTTGTTTCAAACGTGTATTTGCGTGCATGTCTGGATTTATTATATATTTCTCGATTGGTTGCGCCATATGTCCCACTTTTTTCTATAATATGCATTATATCATTGCACACCAATTCTAAATCGGAATCGCTTAATGCATATCCAAGTCTATCAATAAGTTTTTCTGTGTAGTAATTTACAAAATCAATAGCCCATTGCAAATGCTCGGGTAAAATCCGATTTGATTCACATGATACAGCAATTATTAAAGATATTCGCATTGCTATTTCACGTGTCTTACCATACATTTCCGATAAATATTTTGTGGTATTCATCTTATCAATTAAGTCAGATTCATATTTTTCCAACATTTTTTCACATTGTGGATCAAAAGGTATTGGTATAGGTTCCGGACATTGTTTTGGATCGAATTCAACACACATTTCTTTATTGTCCGAATCGATTATCATCGCTTTATTAGATGCACAATTTTGCATCCACTTTATAAGTTCCGGATCTACTAAAGCGGGTCTTACTTTCTTTGAAGGTTTTCTCCCAAGTTCGGTTTCAACAACAATAAATCTTGGAAGAAACCCATCTCTAATCAACATACTTGATAATGATTCATATAAAGTTTCGGGTGTTGACATCGCCACTACAGATAGTGCCGGATGACGTATATATAATTCTTCTTCATCCATAGGTATTATATTAACAGTCTTTCCACCGCTCACAGTTATACTTGTTTTTTCCGTGTCTTTCTTCTGCTGTTTTTGAAACTGTGGTTTCGTTATTATACTCATATTACTATATCCGGGTGGACGATGCACACCATTAAGACGACCAAATATTTCCATTATAGCAGTTTGAGCTGTTTCTGCATTTGAACCTCTTTCCTTTTTCCCGCTGCTCATTTGCCTTCCGAGTTCATCTATGATAGAAAGTTGTGCGGGTTTTTTCATTAGTGAAGTAAACAATCCTCCAGCAGATGTATATCCACTCGGCCCAATTAAACTACTCAAACCCGCTTCAATAGCAATTTCTTCTACAACGCCTTTTAATCTTTCTTTCCCGGTTGAAGTATCACCAACATTAATTATATTAATACTTGGATAATTTTCCTGATCGGTTTTATACCTTCTCTGCATTACCATTGCACCAATAGCAAGTGCAGTTGTGACTGCAAATTGTGGTTGGTCTTTGATTGAAGTTGCGTTATAATATTCGACAACTTCTTGCAGGATACCCGGAACTTTTAACAAGTGCGGGGGGACAGCAAACTTTTTTATTTCTTCTACATTATCTCCTTCGCTGTAATGAACTGTTGGGCCAAGTTTCACACCACGCTCGTATTCTTGAATTATTTTTTTAACTGCCGTTGGTTCCTTTAATTTACTGGTTATCCCACTTATATCTATTTTTTTAAGTTCCTCCTCTTCTCGCTTCTTTTTTGCCAACGATTCTTCAAATTCTTTTGTATTATTCATATCCCAAAATTTTTTAACATTTTCAATTACATAATCATCAGAATGCGGGGGTTCGAAATGGTTACGATTAAGTGCACGCGCGCCCTCCATTATGACATCCAATGGATGACCACGTGCTTTTTCAGATCTGACGTAACTTCTTAACGTGTCCCATCGTTCCCCGGGTTTATATTTTTCGGTTGTTTGTAATTTAAACGGTTCTCCGGTTTTAATTTTAACAGACTCTATATATGGAACTAGAAAATCATTCATATCGTTTATTGTATTTTTATTAGGTAAACAATTCCCAGTGAGAACAATCCAGTGTGGGCCGGTATATGTTTCTCCAATACCTTTTATAACAGGGAGATCTTTCTTTTTGTCATACCACCCAATTATGTGAAAACTATTTCGGGAAATACTGCGCTCTGTGTATGTTGGAAAATCTGGTGGAACTGCATCGTCTGAATCCATTACTATAAGACCGTCTTCTTTAAGGAACCAGAGACCGGGGTAATACTTGCCGGGATTGGCACGGCATAATTTAACCACTTCGGAAAATTCTGCTGTGTTTTTTGTTATTTCATAACCAGCAGGAACGGGGGAACCATCGGGTTTGCGGATTATTTTTAATTTTTTTCCTTCCGGGGTTTCACCAGCAACTTCCCAAATTGTCCATCGTGGCATTTTGCGGCTTGTAAGGAATTCTGGGATGTTGTCAAAGTTGTCTGGCATTTATTCCTCCGGTTTCTTTTCAAGAAGATAATCAGAAAGTTTTTTTACAGTCTCGTAAGATACATTTCCGGCATTACCGCGCGCAATCTTCCATACAGTCTGATAATTCACCCCCGATCCTTCTGATACTCTTTTCCAATTCCTGTCATCGAGAGCCTTTATAATTTGTTCTAATGTCAACATAGAAGCATCATATGTTTTAATAGTATATAAATGTTTGCGAAAGAGATTGTAGTGGTATCAAAAGATATAAATAGTATGAGAGATAATGTATATTGATACTAGAGGAATCTATGACAACCGAAATTATTATTAACCCGGAACTTCGTGATTGGATTATACCGTTGAAACCCGAAGAATATTCGCAGTTAGAAAAATCTATTTTGTCAGAGGGGTGCCGTGATCCTATTGTTTTATGGAACGGCGTTGTAGTCGATGGGCACCACCGTTATAAAATATGCACCGAACACAATATCTCATTTAAAACAATTGAAAAATCGTTTGAAGATATTGATGCTGCAAAAATATGGATGGTTGATAATCAGCTCGCACGCAGAAATCTTGAACCGATTCAGCGCGTGGCTCTCGTTATGAAGGGTGAAGAATTGGTTGCGAGAAAGGCGAAGGAAAATAAAGTGATCGCTGGGACATTATTCGGAGAAAACCATCCAAAAGAAGAGGTTTCGATGAATTCATCAAATGCTCTCAAAGATACAAACATTAAAACAATCGGTCAATCTACATTACAAATTGAACCAACACTTGGAGGGGCAACAAAAAAAGAGATCGGTGAAGATTTGGTGAAACCAATCAACCAACAAACAACCCCAAAAGTAATTACTCCGATCCACACTAGAAAAGAAATGGCAAAGCGCGCGGGTGTATCGGAACAAACATATGACCGTGCAAAAAAGGTTTTAACAGTTCTTAAAGAAAAATCACCAGAGGTATTTGATAAAGTCGTGCAGCAAGGAAAGGCTGCGGAGACTTCTGCATTTAAATCAATTAATAAAAATTATAGTGATATAGTTCGGGAAGAAAAAAAGATAGAAAGACAAAAAGAAATAGAGGATAATCCAGTATTACCCGATGGCAAATATAATGTTATTCTTGCTGATCCCCCGTGGATGTATAATTTTTCAGAAACTGTTAAGAGAGACATAGATACTAATCATTATCCGACGATGGAATTGGAAAACATTAAAAATCTTGCTCTGCCAATAGAAGATAATGCTATTCTATTGTTGTGGGCAACTGCACCAAAATTAGAAGAAGCAATAGAAGTTCTTAATGCGTGGGGGTTTGTTTATAAAACAAATGCTATTTGGGATAAAGAAAAAATAGGAATGGGGTACTGGTTCCGTGGTCAACACGAACTTTTACTTGTTGGCGTTAAAGGAGATTTTAAATCTCCGGAACCAGAAAATAGATATTCATCTGTTATAAGAAGTACACGCGGAGAACATTCTTCAAAACCAGAAATTGTTTACGAAATGGTTGAAAAAATGTTTCCCAACAGAAAATATTTAGAAGTATTTGCACGAAATAATAGACCCGGATGGGTATCGTGGGGGAACCAAGTTTGACATTTAATGATGATCTGAAGTTTTCTCAAAGTAAAGAGGGTTCATTGGATAGAATATATTCTTTATATTTTGAAAATACAAATTCTATTAATAAAATAGATCGCATATCAGATATGAATAGACAAAGACATGGGATCGACACCGAAATAATATTAGCAAGTGGAGAGAAGGTCGTTATACAAGAGAAATGGAGAAGAAGGAAATTCGAAGGTGATTTTTTAATTGAATGTTGTAGTGTGTGGAGATATCCAAGTTGTAGGAACCCCGGTTGGATTTATACTGTAGATGCTGATTATATTTTCACGGTGTACGAGCAATCTGGAATCGTTAAAATTTATCCGGTTGTTCAACTAAAACTTGCGTGGTCAAATAATAAAGACAAGTGGCTAAAAGATGATCGTTATAAGAAAATATATGTAGAAAACAAACAACGAAATTTTAAAGATGATTATGACACTCTCTCCGTGGTAATACCTTGTGAGGAATTGGAGCGCGAAATAACAAAGGTTATGAAATTTGAGTATCAACAGAAGTTGGATATTTAATCATTATTTTGAACACGGTGAATCCGGCGCAATATAACAAACCAAACTATTAAATACTTACGCGTCCTATAACATTATACGATTTGGGCATGATGTAATAAGCCCCGACCGTAATGAACCGAACACCGAACAAAACGAAAAGGAGATCTGTTGTGATTGATCTAAACAAAATTTCTAAAAACACTCCTAAAAAGCCAAGGGTTATTATCTATGGCCCCGGAGGGATTGGGAAATCCACCTTTGGTGCGATGGCTCCCGATCCAATTTTCATCTTGACCGAAGATGGTTTTGGTGATATTGAAGCCCCCGCTATTCCAACGGATGATGAAGGCAAACCGCGCGTTGCATCTTCATTTGATGAAGTGATGGAATGTATTCGGGCTCTTGCTATAGGAGATCATAATTATAAGACTCTTGTAATAGATTCGCTCGATTGGCTTGAACCGCTTATTTGGAAATCTACATGCAAGCGTCTTAAAGTTGATTCCATTGAGGAACCCGGTTATGGGCGTGGGTATGTAGAAGCAATGCAGGAGTGGCAGGAATTTTTTGATGCTGTAACATATCTGCGCGATACGAAAGATATGACAGTTATTATGATCGCGCATTCGGTTGTAGTTAAAATCGAAGACCCAATGCATTCTGCGTATGATAAGAACTGTCTTAAACTTCACAAGCGCGCGGCTGCAAAAGCAGCGGAGTATGCCGATGTGATTGGGTTCTGTGAACTTAAAACGTTGACACGTAGCGAGAAATCTGGATTTGATAAAACACGCAACATTGCTATGTCAACAGGAGAAAGGATTCTGCGCGTTTCTCCGGTTGCTGGTTGCGAGGCAAAAAAACGTTATCGTGCAATGCCAGATGAAATGCCGCTTGACTACACGGAATTTGCAAAGTATATTCCGGGCGGAGAAGTAACGAAAGAGGAATGAAGATGGGATTCAAGGACGATGTAGAAAAACATATGGAGACCGAGTATCCAGAGTCGCATCCTCCGAAAAAGGAAATCCCGAAGAAAAAGAGATTTGCGATTCATATACCGGAACAAACGATATATGATGAATTTGATAGTTTGGAAGATGCTACATCATATGCAGATGATGAGTATCGTGGATATGATGAAATAACAGAAATTAAAGGAGACTGATATAAAATGACTGAATTAAATTTTAATTCCAATGATGTGGAACCAGCGACCGGACGCTTTGAATTGCTCCCGATTGACGATTTTTTGGCTGTAATTACTGAAAGTGCAATGGCCGATAATAAGAAGACAAAGGGAAAGCATTTGTCTTTGACATGGACTATTGTTGAAGGAGAATACAAGGATCGTAAGGTCTTTTCAAATCTTAACCTTGTGAATGATAATCCGGATACAGTATCAATTGCGCAGAAAAATCTTTCAGCAATCTGCCGCGCGACCGGTGTTCTTCATCTGAAAGATTCTACTGAACTTCACGACAAGCCCGTTGTAATTTCCGTGGGTATTCGGAAGGGTAGTAATGGATATGAAGATTCAAACGTTATCAAGAAATTTTCACGCACTGACGGAAAAGAACTTGCTGATGTGACCGATGCAACACCGGCTGCAAAGAATGTCCCGGTAGGCGCGGCGAAGAAAGCCAAACCTTGGGAACGCCGATAAAATAATTTTAACCTCTTTTTTAAACAAAACATTTATATACTATTACAACATATAAATTTATATGATAGTAATACAAAAAGAATGTAACCGATGTTTTCATAAATGGTTCCCACGTAGTGAAAACGAACCTGTGGAATGCCCCAAATGTCATTCGCCTCTCTGGAATAAAGAAAGAGTAAAAGGTGTTAAGAAAGAATGACAATGCCTAAAGATCCTATAAAACGTGAAGAAACATTAAAAAGAATGAGTGAAGCAGGAAAAAAAATATTATGAAAACCCAGCGAATCGAAAACATGCAAGTGAAATGACTACCAAATATTTTGAAAATCCAGATAATAGAAAAGCTGCAAGTGAGCGAGTAACAAAATACTATAAAGACAATCCAGAAGCAAGAGAAAAAGATAGGCAGGGTCAAATAAAAAGATTTGAAGATCCTGAACAACGAAGATTGAGTGGGTTATCGCATATTGGGTGGAAACCTTCAGACGAAACGAGAAAACATATGAGTGAATCTCATATGGGGGATAAAAACGCAAATTATGGTAAGCATCCAAGCGAAGACACCATAAAAAAGATAAGTGTGGGGGTGAGCAAATATTTTGAAGACCCCAAGCATAGAGAAGAATCAAGTATTGCTGCAAAAGAAAGAATGAAAGATCAAAGTATTCGTGATAAAATAAGTAAATCTTTAATTGGAAAACACCCCTCTGAAGAAACACGCATAAAACATAGTATATTGATGATTGGGAATACTTATAGTAAGGGTAAAACACCTTCTAAAGAAACATGTAAAAAATTGAGTGTTGCTAATAGTGGAGAAAATCATTATAATTGGAAAGGTGGAATTTCATATCTTCCATATTGTCCTAAATTTAATAAGCCATTAAAACAGAATGTCAGAAATTTCTTTGGTGATAAATGTGTATTATGTGAGAGAACCAAGGAAGAAAATAATAATAAAGATCTTGCAGTCCACCATGTATTTACAGAAAAAATGGCATGTTGTGAAAATAAAATAGAAGAAATGGAATCAATAAGAAAACGTTTGCCAATTGGAGTCGCACGATTTGGTGATGATAAATTTTCCGAAGAAGAAATTATGTATATAAGAATGATGGTTCCCTTATGTACAAAATGCCACGGGAAACAAAACAATAATAGTGAAAAGTTACCATATGAGCAGACGGTATATAGAAAATTCTTTACAGAATTGATATTAAACAAATATAATGGGAAATGTTATTCGGAGGAGAAAAAACAATGACCAAACTACCACTACCCCCACACACAGAAACGATTGACTTGATTTATAAAGGCTATCTTGATCGTGTTAAAGACTTCCGCCGTCCACATCTCGGAGCTTCGGTAATCGGAAAGGAGTGCCCACGCGCTCTCTGGATGGATTTTAGGTGGATGAGCGATCCGGGATTTGAATCGCGCGTCCTTCGATTGTTTGAGTCTGGGTACAAAGAAGAAGATCGCATTATTGAGAATCTTCGCTCTGTTGGCATTACTGTATATTCAAGAGATCCAACGAGCGGTGAGCAACTTCATTTTAATGAGGAAGGATTTGGCCATTTTTCCGGTTCACTCGACGGTATAGGGGTTGGGTTCCCAGAAGCGCCAAAGACTTATCATGTTCTGGAGTGCAAGACTTCATCGAAAAAGTTGTATGATAAGTTAGTGAAAGAAGGCGTAGAGAAAGCAAAATACCAACACTATTGTCAGATGCAAGTGTACATGAGGTGGGCGAAACTTGATCGTGCTTTCTACATTGTTTGTTGTAAAGATGACGACCGCCTGTATGGAGAACGCGTATATTTCGATAAGGACGTGACCGACAGATTGGTTGAAAAAGCGAAAAGGGTTATTTACACCCCCACGCCACTGGAAAGACTCTGCGAATCGGCAACAGATTTTCGATGCAAATTCTGCGACCACGCGGATTTGTGTTGGCACGACGCGCTACCACTCGTCAGTTGTCGCACCTGTGCTTTTTCCACCCCCGAAGTAGACGGCACGTGGACGTGTGGACGTTTTGAGAAAAAGATGATTAGTGAGTTTGAACAGAAGACCGCGTGTGAGAACCACATTTTTATTCCGAATTTGGTTCCTCTACAGTTAATTGGTGCAGACCCGGAAAGGGGCACCATAGAATACGAGGGTAATATTATAAATGGTGCGGGGAATGTATTGAGTGTGGATTTGGAAAAGGAGATAAATAAAAGAAGGGATTAAAAATGTGCATCAAAACAACATCCATAAAACACCCAAACACCAATTGTTGTAACAACCCAACATGCGACGTTTCATTAACCCCGCCGTTTCTTGAAAAAGCCCGGTGTGCGAATCGTGGGAAGTTTTGTAGTGAGTGTGGGAAGTTTAACCCCAACCCTTAAATACAATCAACGCGTATAAGTTATTATGACTTATAACCTAGTTGCAAAACACATTGGTGTTGATTCCGGAACAATTCTTTTGGCGGATAAGGATTTTTATGGAAAGGATCACCAATCAATTGGTAGACAGTATCAGAAGATGTTTGCTGTTGAACCGGGCGAGTATAAATTAGATTGGGAAATTAAAACCACTTTTATGGGTGATATTAAAGGATCTGGTATTATTAACATTACATCAGGCAGATTTGTTGTAAGCGATCCTTGTTATATTGTTGCGGAAGATGATTGGGATGATCTTTTAACTACGACCAATTATTTTGAAAATGCGCCCGAAGGAACCATTGTGTTGAATCGGATGGGTGGGGATGGGATTTATGATGTTGGGATAGTGTTAGAGAAGATAAACTTATAAATACTTTCCCACCAATAGATAACTAGGAAGTTATGTAAATGGCATTAACATTAAGACCTTACCAAGAGCAGGCAATCTCCGATCTGTTTGAATACTGGAGTTCGGGAAAAGGTATAGCGCCCCTTGTGGTCATTTCGACCGGTGGCGGCAAGAGCCGGGTAATGGCATCTTTCATTGAAAGGGTTCTTCAGGAATCACCATATATTCATATAATGGTTTTGGCTCACGTGAGAGAGCTGGTTCAGCAGAACTACGATGAATTTATCGCGCTCTGCCCCAATGCAAACGCCGGAATTTATTCAGCTGGGCTTCATTCTCGTGATATGAAAAATTCTGTAATCTTTGCAGGCATTCAAAGCGTCTACAATAAAGTATTTCAATTTCCATATAAAATAGATATCGTCATAATTGACGAGGCGCAGTCTATATCGCCCAACGAAAACACACGATATGGAAAGTTTTTGAAAGATGTCAAGACAGCCTCACCACGTGTGGTTATATGGGGAACCACCGCCACTCCTTATAGGACAAATGACGGGGTGTTGTTCGAAGGAAAAGATAGATTGTTTGATGGTATTGCACATTGTACGGATTTAAAATATCTTATTAAGGAAGGATATTTAGTTCCCATTGTGTCAAAAAGTGGCGTTAAAAAAATAGACTTGAAAGATGTCCACATTCAAGCGGGAGATTATAATCAACGGGAACTGGCACACGCTGCTAGTGACCCAGAACTTATCAAATTAGCAGTCGAGGAGATTGTTCAATACGGAAAAAGTAGAAGAGCGTGGTTGGTTTATTGTTCCGGCATTGCACATGCAGAACGAGTTGCAAATGAAATTCGAAAGCATGGTGTAGATTGTAAAGTTCTCACAGGGCAAACAAAACTCGAAGAACGGGATAAAATTGTAAGTGATTTTAGGAATGGAAAATTAAAATGTATTTGTAACGTTGGTGTGTTGACGATTGGATTTAATGCGCCAATAACCGATATGATATGTCTGCTTTTTTCGACTATCAGTACAGGGAAATACGTGCAGGTCGTGGGCCGAGGAGCGAGGACGTATCCGGGGAAGACGGAGTGCCTATTATTGGACTACGGAGAAAATGTTTTAAAACATGGACTATTAGATGAAATCGATCCTATTAGAACTAAAGATACATTTGGTGTAGTTAAATCCCCCCCGCCAATGAAAGATTGCCCGAAGTGCAAAGCAATTATCCATGCGCGTGTTATGAAGTGTCCCGCATGTGGATATGATTTCCCATTGCCAGAAGCGGAAGCGAAGCATGGCACAGAAGCTTATAGCGGGGCTGTATTATCCGATCAAATAAAACCCTACATTATAGATGTAGTAGACACCTACGTTTCCAAACACTCAAAACCCGGAAAAATCCCGTCTGTAAAAGTAGAGTTTATTGATAGAATGGACAGATCGTACCCAATATGGATCTGCGCCGACCACAGGGGATATGCCGGGGAAAAAGCACATGCACTTATAAAACAGCTCGGCGGCAAGGCAAGTAGTGTCGAGGAAGCATTAAAAGAGTACCCAAATTGGCGGAAAGTTGAAAAGATTGAAGTCCGACCCGACGGGAAATTTACACGGGTAACCGGTTTTGTCTTTGCAAAGGGGCAATCGACGCAACAGAAGTTGGAGGGGTGAAAGGTGACAACACCGATACAAGAAGCAAGAGATATGAGAAGAACGGGAGCGTGCGATCCAATTGTATTTGAATTCTTTATATCTGGAATTGCGTGTTTTGCGTTTTCGCTTATCGTATTACACCTTCTACCAAATAACACGCCACCATTAGTGGCAGCACCGATTTTATATTTTGGTGTAATAATGTTTATTATATCTATTATTGCATTGATGTATATGGTATATGTTAGATTTTGTAATTGGGTTGTGAAGAGATTGAAGGAGGAAGGATAATGTCAAACCTAAACTATATCGAAACCTACGATTGCATTAAGAACCCAGAACCATGCGATCTTATTCGCATGATAAAAGGCATGTGGGCATACGCAGACATTGGTTATTTTAAATATGATAAAGACACGCGAGAACTTGAATTACACACCGGCGGATGGAGTGGTAATGAAGAAATAATCAGTGCTCTTGAAAAGAATAAAACGTTTTGGATATTGTATTGGCAAAAGACGGAACGTAGTGGACATTATTATTTTAATATAAAGAAGAGGAAGATAAAATGACAACAACACCATACTATGAATACACACAAGAACAACACGACGAAATAGTTATGAATCTTTTGAAGATTCAAATAAATCTGCCTGTCGATAAAGCAGATCGCGAGTGCAGAATAATCGACGGCGCGGTTAAAGATATTTATAAAATTTTATATGCGAAGACCGAACAAAAAGTATATAACTCGGTAACAGGAAAGTATTATACTATTCATGAACGATCTAGTAAATATGATGGTGAGGTAAAGGGATTGTGGAAGAAGAATGATGAAAAATCTTTATAAATATCTATTCCGAATAGAAACATTTTTATACTATAACACCATACATATAAGTATGGTTATCGAAAAGGTTAAATGCCTTCGTTGCGGATATGAATGGTATCCACATTCGGAAGAAAAACCGCGATCTTGTGCTAATCAAAAATGTAGATCTATTTATTGGGATAAACCGCGAAGGGGCGAGAAATAAATGCCGTGTTGTAAAGATCCGGAAAGAGAAATAGAAAGAAGAAAGAAAATTTTTGTATCTCACATCGGAAAACCGAGTGGAATGCTTGGGAAAAACTTTCTGATCATTCCAAAGGATTGATCAGTGCCGCTTTAAAAGGAAAACCAAAATCTGCTGCGCATCGTGAAAATTTAAAAAAGAATTGTCGTCGTGGAGAGAATCACCCAATGTTCGGAAAACACCCAACCGAAGAAACTTTAATAAAGTTAAGGGTGTCACATAGGAAAGAGAGAAACTGGGCATTTGGAAAAACGTTTTCAAAAGAATATAGAGATAAAATAAGTAAGTCTCATATCGGTTTGCAAGTAGGTGAAAAAAATGGTAAATGGAAAGGCGGACAGTCTTATAGAAAGTATTGTCCAAAATTCAATGATAAATTAAAATTTAAAGTTAGGCAACATTTTGGAAATATTTGTGTATTATGTAAAAAAACAACTGAAGAAAATGGTAAAGAATTGGATGTTCATCATGTATTTACAGAAAAGATGGCATGTTGTGAAACCAGAATAGAAGAGATGAATTTGATTCGAGAACGATTGCCCGAAAATATAGCGCGTTTTGGAGTAGATAAATTTTCTAAAGAAGAGATAATGTATATCAGAATGATGGTTCCTCTTTGCGTGTCCTGCCATTCAAAACAAAA